AGATATAGATTTACCAGATTGACGACATGCTAATACAACGTTAAATCGATTATCATTGAATTGATTAAACATTTTCTTTTGATAATCATATAATTTAAAATCAACCAAACCTCGATCTAATTGTATTACCTTAATATATTTTTCTGTGAAATAAACAGGATCATCCATGCACTTTTTATATTCAAGTACCTGGTCTCGAGTCCAATCTTGTTGAACTCCATCTTTCTTGACATTAATATTGCCAAGATATGTTTCAGTCTTCGGTTGGAGTGACATCTATTTCTTTCTCTTTTTTTAGTAACTTTTGTAGTTCTGATGTAGAGCCAAGAAAGATGTTATTCTGAGTCATCTTTTTGATTTCTTCTTGTTGAGGTCTAGTTAGCTCTTTGTCCTTTTTGTTTAAGTCCATAAGCTTATCATTGATTTCAGATATTTGCTTCATCATATTCGATAAAACTTCAAAAGCACGAGGATGTTCGGATTCCCTAGCAACCTCTATCATCACATCAAGACTTTCCTTTCCTCGTTCTAATAACTCGTAATAAGTCTTTCTTGAATAATTATAATCATCATCTAAGTTTTTTTCACGTTGTTTATCTTTCAACGATACAATTTTTTTATCTGTCATAAATTAAGCACTATCTACAGCAAGTGTAATAGTCTCCGTAAATCCATAATCACTATCAGGGCTAACTAATAGAGCATCTGGTACTACAGTTAATGTCTCTAATAGTTGATCTGAGTCAACACCAGGTGTATTTGCACTTGGCGCTATATTATATATCTTGTTTGTAGTCTTACGAATAATTTTGGAACCACTACCATAATCTCCGTGGAAATTAATTTTCATTTCAAAATCTAAGCTGTAAATAATTGTTCTTCGAGATTCTACTGTTCCTTCAACATCATCTACAAAAGATACACCATTTAATACTAATGGAACATCTTCTAAATAATCGCTAAAAGCGGTAAATGGTTTTACTGTTAAAGTATATTGTGGATTAAAAGATGGAAGTATTTGTTCAACGATTTGCAAAGCATCATCTTGTGTTTTAGCATAAGCGTTTAATTGAAACTGTATGTTATATGGAACACCAGCATAAATTTTATATTTCGATACTACATTATCTGTAATGCTACGTGATAAACTTTGTGTTTTTGATAATTGTCTTGAAGGGTCATAAGTCATCGAAACTATTTCAAATGACAATCTTGGTAATTTAACAGCAACAGCTCTTTCATATTGCTCACCTTGATCCATCTGATTTATTCTTTCAATAACTTTAGATCGATTTGCGTATGCTAATGGTACTTTTACTTGGCTTACAACATCACCGCTAGAGTTTTTTCTTAACACGTATATGTTATTAAACAGTGAGCCAAACATAGCTACTGATTTTCTTACTCTTTGATGATAAAAATGATTACCGAACATTACTCAGGATCTCCAAATGGATTACCTTCACTAAAGTCAATAAATCCATCTTCAAATGCATCGAACTCATCTGCTTGAGTTGATTGCATAATTTGTTGTTCCTCTGATACAGCTGTAACAGAGGCTATAGCAGTTGATGTTTGTCCTATCACTTGTCGTCCTGTTGCAAATGTATGATAAGCGCCATCGTTTGCACCAACATGAACAAGGTGTAGCACTTTATCAGAATCTGTAAATGGTCGTGATACTTCACCAGATATTATAGTTCCATCTGATAAGGTTTGTTGTACAGTTTCTCCATTTTGGAATATAAGTGAGCTAGATCCAACATTACCATCTGAGTCAACAGTAAGTAAATATTTGTAAGCAAACTTGTCTTCCATTTCTCGTAATCTTTCAGTTTCACCGATTTGAACATCAAAGTCTTCATCATTGTATTCAAATAGATCGCATTGCATTCTAAATACAGGAAGATTTCTTAATTGATAGAATGGACTCTCATCTTCTACTCTACTAATTTTAAATATAGAACCAGATAGAGGAAGATAAATTAAATCTCCTTCTTTAGGCCTATAATAATCTATGATACTATCTGGATCAAATTTATTGGTTAATCTATTACCAATTTGGTTTTTAAATCTTCTACGTGAACAAATAAACGTTGCTTGATCTCGTATTTCTACACCAAACTTTGTAAATAAATCTCCATCTCCATCAAATCCTTCGACATTTTCTATATACATTTCTAAACGATAAGCACTACCATAACGAGATGGAATATCGTCTTTGAATATAGAGTCTTGATTTACAATTTCTCTTGGAAGATAATAAATGTCCTGACCATAAGTTTTCAAAGACTCGATAATAATATCTTCGTATAGGTTTTGTTCGGACCTACGTCCTTGTTGAAAATATGGATTTTGCATTTATTATCCTACGAAAAAGTCTGGTGGAAGTTCGTGCTCTAATCTAATTACTTCTCTGAGCCTCTCAAGGTCTGCAGTAGCATCGTCATACAACTGACGTCCGTTTAGCTGAACACCACCAGGTAATGTCATTCCTTCGAATTTAATTAAGTTTTGACCCCACTGCTGTTTAATTAAAGCAGTAGTATAATCTTTCAACCAACGATCATTCCAAATACTAGAGTGATTGTCTTCACTTATAATTTGATAAACTTCTGCGACGATATAATCACCAGCTTTTATATCTTCGTCTTTGAAATCACCAAATATGTAGAGTCTATTTTCTCTTCTTGAAAATTGCACTTGAGGTGTACCGTTGAGTTTCATATCAAGCAATGACAGATATTGTTGCATCTGCTCGTAATACGCTAAATCACCAGCATAATTCTGAAGATCAGCAATATCATTTAACATCATCTGATACTTAATATCAAAAAAGTTAAATGAAGTATTGAATGTGCTTGATATTGGAAATAGCTTAGAAACAAATATGATCTCACTCGATAATGTGATATATTCGTTTGCTACATCGTCTGCGGTTATTAGATGCTTAAGATAAATCTTTTTAGTGGCGTCACTGTGATAGTCTCTATAATATATTAATGCATCGTCGACTTTATCTTGCAATTGATCTTCATCGACATTGACCTCAATTACAGGTTCACCCAGCCTTCTTAAGCTATAATCTATTAATTCTTGTCTACTTGCTGGAGTTGCCATTTTTAATCCTCATGGTTATACTCTTATTTATAACAAAAGTGGATTAAACTTCGTGTGTTCCGTTAAACATTGGATGATTAAATTCGTCTTTACCTGGTGATGACCAAACGTGAAGTGGTAAAACGACTAATGACTTTTCATGTGTAATAAAATGGTGAGGTACCATTTTATCTAATATAAGTGTATCACCTTCTTCTAAAGGCATACTATGATTCTTTACTTTTGTTCCATATATACATTCACCATAACCCTGATACACGTAAACTATTCTAGCTGTTGAGTGTATATGGTGAGCTTGTTCTGATGAGTGAGGTGGCATATGCAACATCTGAAATGTAGGATCACCGACTCGTATAGGTGGTAATAGCTGAGTTGTAGCACAACCATCAATATATGGCAACGTGGCCCAATGATTTATTTGACAGCTCCTATCGAATGGAGTATAACCTTTTATAACAACTCCACATTGATCTACTGTGATATTTTTACCTACAGCTGTCTTTACTGTATCGCCTTCAACGTACCATAATGATTCGTCTGATCCAACAGGTATAGTGTGTTTACCAATGAATACTTTATAAGAATACAAATCGTTCGTATTGCTTACGATAGATGTCATTTCATCTTTTGAATATTTTACTATGTTCATTTATATTGTACCTGGCATAATGAGCCAATTTTTCTTTTATTCATTGCCCAACTTCTATCTCCGCCCTTACTTACTATATATTCTCTCATTGGCTGTTTATATACAAATTGAGACTGATAACTAGCATTCTTTTCGAAGTTTTGCATTGACCACAATTGAAATTCTTTTGTGTTAAAGAAATGATCGCAGTTTCCAAGTAACGGAGATAATCTCCATAAAGCTCCCATTCTTAATAGTACGTTCTGATATTTACAAGTAAAATTAATTGCCCATGTCCATTCACCAAAACTTATTCGGTGCTCAGGTTTATTTAAGAAACTTTCTATAATACATTGTAATTCATTTGCTATATTTTCAGGTACTCTTTTTCTATAAAAATCTTGTCGTGTTTTAAAACTATGAGGATAAGATACTGCACTTCCAAATACCTGATCTCCTACTTCACCCGTTATGACCATCACATCATTGCATGTGTCTAGCCATCCTCTATAATCAAATTCAGCAGGATGTTTAGCGTCAGGTATTCCCATTTTATGAGAACCCAGAAATCCAGTGTGTACATATTTTGTATGTATGTTTTTATATTTTCCGCTTAATATTTCTGCAGCTAATAATGGATATTCACCGATAGCATGATGATTGATATGCATTATTATAGGGCAATCAACACTGTTAAGTGCGTAAAGTGCAGTAGTACTATCAAGACCACCAGACCACATTAAAACAAGTGGTCGACCTTTATATTTTTCTTTTATTTCTTCTGCTCTCTCGTCTACTAATTGAGCAAATGTTTTTTGAACCCCTCCCTCGGGGATAGGTTCTACGATTTTATATGTGGATCCTTGTTTAAAAGTCTGGGTTCTATCGACAATGAATATGCCGAAAAAGTCGTATATTTCTTTCTCAATATCACGTACCTCATTGATAAGCACATCATGATGCATTACCTCATAAGGTTTTATGAAATCAACGTAATCTTTTCCTAGTTTCAGTGGAAGCATAATATAACATTATATATTAGTTCAATAAAGTACCTGCTGCATTATAAACATTAATTCGATAGTATGTACCTTGTTGACCATCAAGTGTATCAGCATCTACATTAAGAGCATCAACAAATGCTTTATCAACATCTGCAGTGATAATATTACTTATATCAGCACTATCAACGCTAAATAGACCAGTTGTATTATTGTAACCTAATATTTTACCATCAGCAGTAAACAATCCTTTAATTTGTGCTGCTGTTCTATCTGAATCATCTAATGCAAATGCACCTGAAGATGAATCATAAGTGAATCCTTCACCACTAACCGAGAATAATCCTTTAATTTGTGCTGCAGATCTATCTGAATCAGTAAATGCACCAGTTGAATTATTATATGATAAACCTCCACCAGATGCCGAGAATAATCCTTTAATTTGTGCTGCAGATCTATCTGAATCAGTAAATACACCGGTTGATGGGTTATAACTTAAACCACCGCCTGATGCGCTAAATAATCCTTTAATAGAAGCGGCTGATCTGTCAGAATCATCTAATGCAAAAGCACCAGTAGATGAATCATAGGTTAATCCTTCACCGCTAACACTAAATAATCCTTTAATAGAAGAGGCTGATCTGTCAGAATCTGTAAATGCACCTGTAGTATTATTATAACTTAATCCTCCACCAGATGCAGTAAACATTCCAAGTATTTGAGCTCTTGTTCTATCTGAATCCGTGAATGCACCAGTTGAATTATTATATGATAAACCTCCACCAGATGCACTGAATAATTCTAGTACTTGAGCTCTACTTCTATCTGAGTCAGTATATGTTAACTGACCAGATGCAGAATCATAAGATAAATCACCACCAACTTTTAGAGCATTTCTTGCTCTTGCTTCTGTAAAGTATTGATTAGTACCTTCTGCTAAGTTTGTAGTTGTGTGATTTGAAATATCTGATACTGTACCTGTAACATCACCAGTTAAATCACCTTCATATGTTGCAGCTTTAAGAGCACCGTATGTTCCATTCTCAGGATTAATTATTTGACCTGGTTCTGAATCATAAGCATTTAAGAATGTCCATTTGTTTGTAGATACATCAAAGTACATACCAACGTGTGTATAGTTACTTCCAGCATTTCTGTTTGAGAATATACCTGTGTCAGTATTTACTGCTGTAGCTGTACCTGTCCATTTATCATTTAATGTGTGACCAGTAGTTGCACCAAAGTCAATACTGATATTATATGCACTGTCGAGCATTTGTGCAGTACCATCAATTGCAACACCTGTAGCAACTGCTCCTACCGCTGAATCAAAGCCCCATTCAAATGTATCTGGTGTTCCTGTTGCATCAATCTTTACATAGAATGATTTAGATGATGAGTCACCAGAATAGTGACCAGCAAAGAATGCGTCATCTAGACCTGTACCAACAAACGAGGTTCCAGCTTCTCCGATTGTATTACCAGCATTTAAGTACTGTATCGCACCACCAATACTGATGTTTTCGGTAGATGTAATTGTTTGTGTTCCTGCAACTGTTAAGTTACCATCGACCCTTAAGTTATTACCGATGTGAGCATCTGTTCTTACACGGAAGCTGTTAACAGAGTGGTTTTGTTGGTTGATTGAGATGACACCATTTGTTGCATCTGATTTAACAACCCAACCAATACACATTGGATAGTTTGGATAAGTAGGTGAGGCATTTTGTAATAGACCTGGACCTAATCCAACAAATACGTTTTGTCCTGCAGTTAATCCTGATGTATCAAACCCTTCTACAAGACCTGATCTTATCATATAACCATAAGTACCGTCTGCAATTATACTTGCAGCAAGACCTTGTGCGTTATAAGCATTTACATCTGTCGCATCTGCTAATCCAACTGTAGGTACTGGTTCAGCACCACCTGGATTATAATTACCACTAAAGTATAGAGGTTTACCTGCTGCAATATCTGCACCAGTATTGTTATAAACTCTTTGATGTTCTTCGATACCTATTTCATGGATAATGTTACTATCATCACCATAAAAATTCACTGTTTTATGAATATTATCGTACCAAACTAAACCTTCTGAGTAAGCAGCATGACCTACAGTAGTTGATAATTGAACTCCGTCAACAAATGCACTGTCTGCTGTTACTCTACCATTAATTGAAGCACCAATATTTGTTGCTCTAATTCTTACAGAATCGTATGCAAACAATCTAACTTCATTTTCAGAGCTTCTAAATGTTATTCTACCATCATGACTTAAGTTAAGAACGTTTGAAGAGTGTCCTAAGCTACCTACTGCAGATCCTGTAGAATCTGCAAAGTTAATTAACTTTGTATCAGGTATTGTTATTCCTTGATGAAATACTTCATTTGCATTTGTTTTAGCGAGATCTGAATCAACCAATGATGTGCTAAATTGGCCTGTTCCAGCATCATAACTTAAAACATTAGTATCTCCACTTGCAGAGTATAATCCTAAAAGTTGTTCTCGAGATCTAGATGAGTCTGAAAATATACCAGTTATTGGATCGTAAGATATTCCACCTGTTCCATCTGATACTTGAAATAAACCAAATATTTCACCTCTTGATCGATCTGAATCTGTATAACTAAACTCACCAGTCGATGAATTGTAAGTAATATTACCAGCACCACTAAATAATCCTTTAATTGCACTAGCACTACGATCTGAATCTGTATAACTGAATTGTCCAGTGCTTGAATTATAAGATAGATCTCCACTCGCACTAAACATTCCTTTAATTTGTGCTTCAGTTCTATCTGAATCCGTGAATGCACCAGTTGAACTATTATATGATAGTCCTCCTCCAGATGCAGAGAATAATCCTAATACTTCTGCTCTACTTCTATCTGAATCGGTGTAACTAAATACACCTGTTCCAGCATCAAAACTTAAGCTACCAGTTGCTGAGAACAAGTTTTTGATTGTAGATGAATCTAATTGTAAAGTTCCAATAAGTGCACTATCAGCAATTACGTTTCCATTTACTGTAACACCTGTAGTAGTAGTCGCGAGTCTTTCGGTTGAAGGTCCATGATATAATTTAACTGCTCCATCTGCATTACCACCAGTGATAAGCATCTGATCATTATAATTATACACATAACCTTCACCATTTTTAAATCTAATTGAAACGTTATCTGGCATTTCGATACCAGCATGGAATGTTTCTCTAATATTAGTTTGTGCTATATCTGAATCGTTTAAGCTAAATTGACCAGAAGTACTATCATATGATAATAAGCCACCATCTGCACTAAACATTCCTTTAATAATACTTGCGGCTCTATCTGAATCTGAATATGAGAATACACCAGTAGAAGGATTATATGATAAATTACCACTAGCACTAAATAAGTTTCTGATGTCTGAATCTGCACTAGAATCGCCATTAACTAAAATAGAATTTCCATTAAAGTTAAGTGTTCCTCCTATGGAATCATAGGACAATGTTTGACCATTGATGAATAAACTATTTCCACTTAAATATAAATGTCTCCATTTTTTAGATGAAGAACCTAAGTCATATGCACTATCAGTTGCTGGTACAAGACTTTCTGGTAAAGCATCAAATTTAATCGATACTGAACCTGAATCTCCAACAGTGAAGTCAGATGATATGAATTTTGCAATACCTGGATTGTTCGAATCTGCAAATTCAGCAGAAAGAGTCCATTTATTAGCAGCAGAATCCCAACTTAAATTAAGACCTTCTCCTGAATCAAGTGATGCGTTTTCCCATTCGCTAGTAGCAGAGTTATAAACAATTATTTGTCCGTTAGCTACACTTGTAATAGTAACATTAGCCAAAGAACCTAATGCTGAATTAGATCCCTGTAATCTTCGTATTGGAGTACCGACTATAATCTTACTAACACTTGACATATTATCTTCCTTATGTTGTTACTGAAGGATTTACGTAAATACTTCCTTCTAATAATCTTTCTACTAATGAGTTACCGCTATCATCTACAAAAGATAGCTCAACATCGTATACGTACCTTTTCTTTGGTTTTAATGCATTTGTTTGTGTATTAGTTAGTGTTAACAAACAAACTCCTCCAGTTGCATCCGTAATAGCAGTTCCAAAAGATACTGTGTTTGAACTATCAGCGTTGTAACTTAGTTTCATTGTTGCTGCTAGTGTCATGTCTGTTAAATTTTTCACTGAACCATCAGCACTATCTACATACAGCTCAATTGCTACGTCTGCGCCTTGGTCAATTTCAAGATCTTCTTGTTGTGCCATTCTCTACCTAACTAAATTATTATGGATATATTGTTTTATTTATAAAAAAAGGCAACTAGAAGTTGCCTCTCTTTTAACTATTTTTTAATTTATTTATTCTATGGAGATCTCTTCAATGACCTGTTTTTGAAATTCTTTTCCTATTTCAGTATCATAAGGACTATAGATGTAAGATATCGTCATTCTCCACACTTCTGTGTAAGCACAATGATAAACTAATCTATCTTTTGGTTCTTTATATGATCCGAAAAATCCATATTTACATGACCATCCTTTTGGATCTCTCATTTCTATAGTTTTACCTGTTTTCCAATCATGCATCTTAAAATACCCATAACCACCAGGATTATACGTAAAAATTAAATTATATGATGAAGCATTTGCATTATTATGCCATGATAGAAATGCACCAGGATTGTAAATATGAAATAAAGCATTCCATCTACTGCCAAAAAAAGACATGAGTTGCGTGTTTACACTTTCATACCTATTGGGTATTTCATCATTATAGTCATTATATTTTATTTGTTCTGGTTTTATATTATAACCAGAAGCACATTCGGGATATCCCTCGTGGCCTTTTCCTTCATTAATAACTTTCCATTTAAATTCTTCGCTTACGTATTTAGAAGCATCAATACCTACTCCTGCAGGTTTTACGTATTTCTCAACTTTCTCATGATTTTCTACAAACCATTGTGCTTCTTCTAATATTTCAAGCAGATCTTTATTTCGAATATCAATTAACTTCATAATATTTTATCTTTTGGAGCCATATAAGAATAATGTTGAACAACTTCTGGTTTCTGTATTATAGTTCGTGTTCTATCATAACCTGTGTACCAATTCCATCGTGCATCATCTTCAAATATACCGATTTTTAAGTCTTTATATTTATCCCACTTTTTAGTTAACCACCACAAGGTAAATTGATCCCATACTTTTAGTGATCGGGGGAAATTTATTTCATCCCAATTACCCTTTTCATCCAAAGGCCACCACTGATTATTCCATTGTTTGTGAAATAATTCAAACCAGTCTTTTATAAATTCTTTCACGATTGGTTTTGAATAGTCGTATAACCATGTACCCCCACAATATTCCATTCTATTTCTATTTTCAGGAGGTCCAAAATACAACTCACTAAATACATACTTGCGATCATCTCCTAAATATGTACACATCATATCGTTGTCACCGAGCTGATCAAAGACTGTAGCAATATCTTCATGTACTACTTCACAGTCAGCATCAATATAGAACGTCTTATCAAATGGAGTCTGTGCCATACCCCAAATCTTGGCGCGATAATGATCGTCACAATGTACGATGTGATCAGCAACGTTCTCAGCTCTTACGTCTAAGAAACGTTCTTCGGTGACTAAACAAATTTTTGCATCTTCGTAATAGTCTTTAATTGATTCAGCAAGATTAATTGCCATAGAATAGAATGCGGATTTGCGAGAAGCAACTATTAGGTAACCACTGTTTTCCATGTTACAGTCCTAAGGCTTCTTTGACGATGAGCTGCGCATAGATCTGCAGCTCAACCAAATTCTTTGATTTCCGCAATTTCGATTTGAGTTCACGATTACTAGAGTTCTTAATTTCATCAATTTCAAATGCAGACAGCTTTGCTTCAAATAACTGTGCTAATTCCCTTTGTTTCTTTTGTTGCTGCTCTCGAGTGTGTTTTTGTCTAGCCTCTTCAGCTTTCTTATCATTCCTTTGAGCAGTGTTTTTATCTAATGTTTCAACCCCTAACTGATCTATAATTTCTTGAAAGTCTGGGTTATCAGAACCATCGGGATTTAGCTTATATACAGTTAATTGTTGTTTAGTTGATTTATTACCATCTTCGGTAACGAGTATTCCAGTTATTCTATCTTTTTGATAGTTTTCCCAGAAAGCATGTCTTTGCCAAGTTCGCTTTGCCATAATTTACCTCAATTGTTATAATGTTATATATTCAAATATTAAGCTACTCTACAATATAGAGTATAAGTTTCAACTGTTGCTGCGCTTGATTGAATTGTTTCTCCAAGGAAGTTCCCAGTATATACTTGTCCAAACGTTCCTGTAAATGTCCCAACATAATCTTCAGCAGCATTTGCAGTAGAATTTCGTGTATAGTCTGTCGTGAAGTTTCCTTCAAAGTCTCCTGTATAAGTGATAGGACCTAAGAAGTTACCTGTAAAGTCTCCAATAAAGTCTCCAATATAATCACCAACATAGTTACCACCATAGTTAGTCGTAAAGTTTTCATCTACGTCTGTGGTATAATTACTTGTAAAGTTTTCATCAGAAGGACCAGTTGAATTAGTCGTAAAGTTTTCATCAGCTGGTGTTTCATACACTGATGTAAAGTTTTCATCTTGATCCGCGGTTGAGTTACTAGTACTATTTGCAGTAAAGTTTTCATCTTGAGCTGCTGTACTATTTCTTGTAGAGTCAGCAGTAAAGTTACTGGTTGAGTTTGCAGCTGGATCATCAGGATTTGTATAGTTACTTGTAAAGTTTTCATTGTCGACTGCAGTAAAGTTTTCATCTTGAGCTGCAGTAAAGTTTTCATCTACGTCTGTGGTGCTATTACGTGTACTATCTCTTGTAGAGTCAGCAGTAAAGTTACTGGTTGAGTTTGCAGCTGGATCATCAGGATTTGTATAGTTACTTGTAAAGTTTTCATCTACGTCTGTGGTGCTATTACTTGTACTATCTCTTGTAGAATCTCTCGTATATTCCGCAGCATCTGGATTTATATAGTTACCAGCATATGCTGGACCTGGTCCAAAATAGTTTGCAGCATCTGGATTTACATAGTTACCAACATAAGCAGGTGATGGTCCATAATATGTCGGTCCTGGACCATAATATGTAGGACCCGGTCCATAGTAAGTAGGACCTGGACCCTGATAGTTAATTTGGTTTACGTTTGTATACGCAATCTGATTGACGTTAGTATAAGCAATTTGGTTAACGTTTACAGAGTTTCGAGTATAGTTACCAGTAAAGTTTCCAAGATAGAACACTTCGTTAACGTTACTATACCTGTTTCTTG